ATCTGATTCTCATTTTCGTGAAAAATAGCTTCAGTTCCTCCACCAGTAGCTCCACCACCTCCACCGATAGCACCCCAAGCGTTTGTATAGCCTTCAAATTGGTTTAAATCAGAGTTATATCTAAATTGTCCTGCTGCTGCTGTTGGTTGATTAGCCTGACCAGGTTGTTGAGCAGTAGTACCAACAGGAATTTTTAAAAATCCATTGGAGTTCATGCTTACATCGCCTGTCATCACAGGAGTTGCTGCTACAACATGACCAAAGTTTGCTTCGTTTATTTTTCCTAAAACAACATAAGTTGCTGTATCGCTCGAAACTGCTGTTGCTATTTTTAATTCGTTAGTAGAAGTATTAATATGTTGCTGATACTGAGCTATATTTGCTGCTCCTGATGGATCACTACTTCCAGCACTTAATGTTCTTAAGGCTGTAAATATTTCATTTAACTTCGCACGAACCGCAGCACCCGTTCCGTTGGCGGTATTATAATTATTACCTGTTTCGCTGGTAGTAGAGCCTGGTCTAGCCATTTAAAAAAGTAACATTGAACCTATTCTAACTTGCTTTACCAAATCCGACAGCTTGATATGTAAAATTCCTATCAACTGAATTATTTGATGAGTTTTTGAAGTGTACATTAAATCCCGTTCCAGTGACATTAGTAACCTCGAAGAAATCGCCTGATGCCATATTATAAGCTGTAATACCAACAGAAGGCAAACTACTGTTCGCACCACCAAGTCCAGAAGTCCCTGTAAAGAAAGCGTGTTGGAACGTAACTGCCTTTGCTCCTGCTCCACTTGCTATGGTTGCAGCACTTTGTTCCGTTCTTCTTTGCATAGAAGCTGTATAACCTAACTGAAATACTCTGATATCCTGTGCTGAATCATCACTTGTCAAATTTACTTTAAATTGAAAACCTCTTCCTTTATAAGTTCCATTTGCAAAAGTTTGAAAAGCAGTATATGTAGGAGATCCACTACTCGGATTGTCTAAAGTAGTACGAACTTGCATAGTTGCATTTACTTCTGTTGCAGTTAATCCTTCAAAATCACTTCTTGCATCAAAATCTGGAATAGAATCAATAAGATCACTTGGATAAAATGCTTCTGTCAAGAAATGACGCTTGAGATCAAGACTAAATACACCTCCTAAATCTAAAGTTGTGTCTCCAGGAGTTCCACCGAACTCATAAGTACCTAATGGTGCAATACCTCCGACATCATCAAGAGATGAAACTAAATCAAAATCGGTAATACTATCAAACTGTCCAACACCAGTTAAGTTTAAAGAGTTTGTCGTAGCATCAAAAGCAACATTAGTTTTTGTTCCCTGAAACTTAGGTACATCTTGATCTTCTCTCCTTGTCTGAATTAATTTTGCATCTAAATTATCTGGTAAATCTAAAATTACACTTGCTTCACCAGCACTGAATCTACCTCCATCATCTTGAAATTTTAAAATATATTCTCCCTCAAGATACGGAACTTCTGCCTGTGTTGTATTACCAGCTAATGCTTCGATTAAGTCAGTGGCGTTAGAGAAAGAACCCGTTCCATCAACTTTTGAAGAATGTCTTACATAGACACGGCCACCATGCGTAACATCTAAATCTGTTGCTAAATTCCAACGTAATCTTACTAATTTTTCATTTATAGGTTCAGCAGTAAGACCTGATACATCAGCAGGAACAGCAGTTTTACCGATAGTATTAAAAGTTTTACTAACATCTGTAGCACTAGCTTCTAATGCAGCATTTAAACTACGAACAGATACTTCATAAGATCCTACTTGTGAATTAATAATTTCAAAATCAGGACTACTGGTTGTAACAGAGACAACGTTATTATCCTTAAATCTATAATTAACTAAATAATTTGAAACACCAGTTACAGGCTGCCATCTAACAATTAATTTAGACACAGGTTGATTATTGATAAGAACTATAGTTTCATTGGCTGACAAACCACTAGGAGGCGGTTTAAGAAGATTTAAAGTTGTTATCTGCTGTACTGGAATTGGCTGGTTATCTTCTATAAACGCATATTTTTCATTTACATAAGCTAATGCTGTTATTTTGTAATTAATGCCATCAAATTCTTCAACAGACATAACTCTAAATGATTGAGCAGAAACAGTATCATTTTCGAGCAACCAAACACTATTAGAATTTGGTGTCTGACTTAAAGCACTAGCTAAAGTAATTACTTTTCCTGATATTGCAGTTATATTTTTAGTCTCAACTGTCCCATTTGGTAGTATTACACTTAATTTAGGATTATTTTCAGCAGATAGATCAGTTGCATCAGAGTTATCTACAGTAATTTGAGTTGTTGTAGCACTAGCAATCCTTCCCCCTCTTCTTACACCTGACCTTGCTGGATCGGCAACGCTAATAATCGTTCCAGGTCTAACAACTACTCCTGATTCCATTGAAGCAGAAAAATTAACCACTTCTGTTTCTCTTTGTTCTGTAAATAATATTGCTTTTGCAAATCTTCGAGCTTGACCTCTACTTGTACAACCTAATGCTTTAACTCTTTTTAAATTATGTCCATATTTATTTTTATAAGCTGCTTCTGCCTCGACTTCTTCAAAATCTAAATCTCTAGTTTCCATGTTGAAAAAGGAAACTGCAACAACTGTAGCTCTAGTTTTTAAACTACTTCCCGTATAACTAAATCCTTCTTGTCCAACATTAGCCAAGGTAAATAAATAGCTTGGATCTTTTGGACTATCTTGAGTAAGAAGTAATGCTCCTTCAGACCAAATTGGCATACATCTCATTATTCCTGACAAAGTTCTTATAACATCAAATGCCTCAACACTTGTTTGAATATTTATGTTGCAAGCAAATCTAGCTTCCTGTCCACCAAATCCATCGTCAACAAGCTCATTTGAAAACTTACTTGCAGTTACAAAGGAAAATAAATCTAAATTACTATCAACAATATGATTGCCTAGCCCATATCTAGTATTGGTTAATAGGTCTAGTAAAATTAAACTTGGGCACGTGCACCATTGAGCAGCACCCATTACACCATTAAAAATATAACCAGCAGGATAAACAACTCTTCCAGTTTGTAAATCTACAGTTGGAGTACCTGATGAATTAGCTCCTGCACCTGGAATCCTTACTTTTACTCCTCTAATTTTAAATTTTCTATCAGGAATCCTACTAAAAAATTCTGAATCTAAACGTAATCTTGTATAGGCACAATCAGGATATGTGCTTGAATCATCTTCTAATTCTGAAAAAGATTGCCAAATTAAATCTCGTGATATTTTATCTGTACTATTTGCAGATGTTTTTACGACACGAACATCAACAGGATGAGCACCTGTAAGAGCAATTCTATATTCTCTGTTATAAGCATCTGCTGTTCTTCCTCTGATCGTATCAGAAACTAATGTAGTAAAACCACCGCCATTGTACTGAAGTTGAATATTAAAACTAATTGAAGAACCTACAATATCTCCATCATCTTCCATTTGTTGTAAAAGAGGTGCAGTAAGAGTTACTTTTACCGCATCGAGATCAGTATTATTAGTAAGCTGTCTAGTTACAGGAACACCATTTGAGACTTCTAATCCAACATTGAAAACAGAAGAACTTCCCGAAACTTTTGACATTTTAGTTTGAGAACTCGTTCCAAAACGTACGTCAAAATCTACATTTTGATGATTAAATTCAGCATTTTGTGGATTGGTTGAATCAGCAGTAGCAGCCAATACAGGGGTATCATCTAAAAATATATCCTTCTTTGCAGCATTAAAATATGCAGTAGTTCCTTTAGTTCTACCTTCTTTTGATGGACTTGAAAAACCTTCAATCTCACCTTCAGAAATAAGATCAAGTAAAGTAGCAAACTGCTTACTATGTAAGTTATCTGGAGTAATAGTTGGAGGACTACCTCCACCTCCTTTTTTACCTCCACCGCCAGCACCAGCAATATTTGGCCCTAATCCTGCATTATGAACACGAATGGTATTAGCAATAAAAGTATGATGACCTTCGACAGTTAAGTTATAAACAGTATGCGTTCCAATAGATTCACGTTTAATAATTGGTCTTAAATGACCAAACTCATCAACTAAACAATCGTCAGTTCCTAAAGTATCTATACCAACAAACGCATTGAATTGATTTAATACCCAATGATTTGGTGTTGCATCTAAAGTTTTACCACCCCATATTGTGTATTTAACAACTGGTTCGTTTTCATGCTCATGTACCTTTAAAACTTTGGCATGATAAATAGTACCTTTATCATCGAAACTGCAAACAATATCACCAACATTTATTTCTTTTATTGGTTTTGAACCACCTGGAATAGATATAGGAGTATCACCAATAAAACAACCACCACCGCCTGATCCTTGTATATACTTGCTGTTAGTCATACTTGTACCGCTTCTGTATCTACATCACCACTTATAACAACTGATCCTGTAAATATTTCACCATAAACAATAGGAATTGGAGTGCCAGCCCTTGCTGTATTTTGCGTACCAGAGAAATTAAATGATATTTGTGGATTATCTTCAAATGTAGGCTGTTGAGTTGGAAATAACATTTCGCCAACACCCGAAATAACCATGCCAGCACCAATAGCACTTAATCCTGTACCAATAGCTGTACCAATTCCTGTACCAGCAGCAGCACCAAGAAAACTTGTCGTACCAAACAATCCTGCACCTGGGAAAAAGAATGACGCACCAATTAAAAATGCACCTGTAAGAAAACGACCAAAGCCACCCCCTGCTCCAGATATTACTGGAACGATATGAATGTCTTGTTGTCCTATCGGATAATTTATTTCATCTTTATTTATTTCATAATTACCAATTTTTACTTGATAAAGTTTGGGATTCATATAGGCTTCAACTTCTGGAAAATTATTTACTAAAAAACTAATAGCTTGAGGTAAATTATGCACTTTCACTTCAAACTCTTTATGGCCTACAAATTTAGCCAATTCTCCATATAACTTTAATTTACGCAACATAACGATACCGCCCTCCTGTACATTTTAACAACCAAGGTGAGTATGGTTCTCTACAAGATAGTCTATCTGCTAAATGATGTAAAACATCCCCATCTAAGAAAATAGCCACATGATTTAATCCTTGTCCAAAGATACTCATTGCTAAGACATCACCATTTATTAATTCTTCATCTGGAGTTAGTAATCTAAAACCTCTACTTGGTAAATACCTTTCAAACACTGGATCTGCTAAAAAATCTTCTACTTTTGCTGGTCTTTGATAATCTAATAATTCAATATTTTTTTCTTCTTTATACCAATCAACAACTAATGACCAACAATCTGTTATACCCCATACCCACTCTCTTCCTAATAATGGAGCTTTATAACCACTTGGCTCGCAATAACCCCATTGTTCTGTTTTTGGATTAACAATATGCCAAGGTAAATTAGAGTTTTCACAGCTTATCAAATCTGCTTGGCTAGGAGTTGGGGGAGTAACTGGATGACTATGAACAATTCCTGTAATTTCACCAACAGAATCGGCTTTTACATAATCAACTGGATCGAGAATAAAACATTGATACGAAGTCATAGAAAGATTATTACAGGGATAATATCTTTCTTTTCCTTTTACATTTAATAAAAGACCAACAGATTCTTTGGGATCTTCCACTTTTGCATGACTAAGAGCAGCTTCTTTCCAATCAGTCATGGCATAAATGTACCAATAGAGGGAAATAATTGTTTAGTGCAAACTCTTAAAGGGATTCTTATATTTGCTAGATCAAAAGAAGCAGCTAATTCAAATTGAACTACAGATCTACTTTCTGCTGATTTTCTATCAATTTTGTAAATTTCTTGAGGATATTCTGCTGTAGGATCTGGTGTTCCGTAAGGATTTGATTGACTTGTAGAAGTTACGCTTGTTTGTTGCTGGATCGTATTCGGGTTGTTCATTGTGATCGTATTGCCCATACCATTTCCATGAACTGTACAGTAATACCTAAGATCATTTGGTGCAGTTGGATATGCTGGCTGATAAGTTACTGTTGCATCTGTTCCAAGCGTTCCAGTATTAGTTGTTGTTTGCTGTCCTCCAGCATCGGATTTTATTCTTAAAGGATGTCCGACATTAGAACTATGAGATTGATTAAAGATATAAGTTGACCCACGCTTCATTGTAAGGACAGGATTAGTAACACCATTAATAGCAAAGTAATTAGAACCACCAACATTTATTACTGTGACAGTATATGTGACAGTTTCTACGTCAGAAGGGTCAGCAATAGTTGAAGTTGTTGTCGTTGTTGTAGCAACAGGATCAAAATTAGCAGAATCTAAAAACCTAGCTAAAGTTGTTCTTCTTTTTACTATCGCACCAGTAAGATCATTTCCAGGAGTCACCTGATTTACGTTTAATAAAATAGCTGTAATTACATTAGTAACATTACTGATTGCCAGTGTAGGTCGAGGTAGTTGACCATTTGCATATTTAAAACCTTCAGCTTCCATTGGTATTGCAATATAAGTATTACCATCCCAAATGATATTTCCATTATTTATTTCATTCGTACCAGCATGAAATCTATATGTAGTAGCAGATCCGTGCAAAGCTGCATCTGTTGTCAGTTCAAATAACTCTATAAGTGATCCAGGATTTATTGCTTGGGTTTCAGATATAGGATTTGCCATTAGGGTTCAAATACTTGTGTAAATGTTGCATTTATTCTATTTCTATTAAATTCAAATATTTCTTTGGTGAACGAAGAACATACCCATTTAAATGTAGTAGATGAATCTGGAGGCGACCAATCAAAAGAAGCTCCATCAACTTTTCTTGCTTCTAAGAATGTTTCAATCTCAGTTGCATCTTCATCATCAATATTAAATGTTAAACTCCATTGTTTTGCCTTTTGATTTATACCAAAAGTAAATCTTTGTTGGTAGCCATCACCAAACTGAACTGTTCTAGTATTAGTAATATCAGTCTTACTTGCTGAAAAAACAGGATTATAACTAGGAAAAGTAGCCATTATGCTAATAAACCTCCTGGTCGTTTTTGTTTTAATAATTCTGATTGTATCGCTGCTGAAATAGCTCTGCCAAGTTCTTTACTTTGTTGTGCATCACCTTGAACAGACGATCCAGAAGCATCAATATTTACATTTATATTTGTACTGCCTCCTCCTAGTTTATCGTTGGGTATTATTGTACCTGATGTTTTTGGTACAAATAATTCTGGCCCTTTCTCTCCTACAAGCGAAGCTCTACCAGTTGGAGGTCGGCCACCATTTGCAAAACTTAGCATTGGTAAACTACCAAAAATACCAGGAGCAATACTTCCTAAAATAGTATTCACACCAAGTCTCATTAAAGTATTACCTATATCATTCAATATTGATTTTGCAGCTTCTCCTAAAGTTTTTGTTCCTTGAATTGCAGCAACTAGATTATCGCTAACACCAGAAGCAATAGATTCTCCAATTTTTTCAAAATTAGATTTTAAATCTTTAGTAGAGTCATTTAATTTATCTGTTGCAGTTGCAGCTTCCGATAAACTATCAACTTGACCATCTATAGCTTGTTTTGATTTCACTAATTCTTCTAATCTTATTCGATCTTTTTCAGTTAATTCTCCAGTAGCAGTAAGTTTTTGCCTTATTTTATCAATTTCTACCTGTAAATTATCTTTAGCTAATTGACCTTCTTTTTCAATTCCTGCGATACTCTTTGCAAGTGCTGGATTTAATCCTTGTTTTCTCAACTCAGCAATTCTTTTTGTTTCTTCTGCTTCTGCTTTTATAGAAACTCCTAAAGCATCAAATTTTTGAGTTAAGTTATCTGCTTCTATTGATGTATTTCTTCTAATTGCAAATATTTTTTCTTCTGCACTAATTTGATCTAATAATATTTTTTTCCTAGCCCCTGCACCCCCTTGACCTCTCAGTGATTCAGCAGCCTTTCTTCTATCGACTAGAGCTTGTGCTTCTGCATCTCCTTCTGTTGCAGCAGCAGCAACTGTTCTAGTGGCTGCTCCAGCCTCTAATCCAGCTTGTAATCCAGTAATTTTCGCAACAAAGTTTACTATTCCTGCTGTAAATGCTTGTAATTTTGTTATTGCTAAAGTAAATGAACTGGTTAATAATCTTGTATTTTCTCCAAATTGTTTTAAAGAATCTACACCTCTTTGGCCTATTTCAGTTGCCATTAGTCTCATTGAAGCATTAAAAGCTGCTGTTTTTCCTTGAGTCTGTTCAATTTGCTTTATACGGGCTTCTTCTGCTGATCCCTGTAATCCTAATGCTGCTGTTACTGCCTCGGTGTTCTGAGCGAATGGACTCATAGCCTGCCCAAGTTTCGTGATAGCGTCTAAAGCAGTTTGTATTGATTGAACAAGAGCTGTAGCTGCAATACCTCCTGCAAAACCACCCATACCGCCAAACATTCCACCGATACCACCACCAAGACCACCAGCTAATGAAGCAATTGGCCCTTGACCAAATAATAAAGGAAAAGCACCACTTATTAATGCACTCTCTCTATCAAAACCTCTTGTTGCTCCACGATCAGCCATGAATCTTCCAATAGGATTATTCAATCCTGTTCTTTGTCCTGCTGCATTTCGTGATTGTCTATCTGATAATCTACTGAATGCCCCTTGAGCTTGTACATTCTTACCTAATAAATCATTTTGTTGAGCATAAGCAACATTCAAAGCATCTTGAGCTTTTTTTAATTGAATTGCTGCTTTAGTTGCATCATCTGTACCTAATGCAACTCGATTAAAATTTCTAGTTGCTTTTGCAAGGTTTTTATTTAATGTATTTATACTTCTAACTTGACTTGCAGCACCGACAGCACTTCTATTACCTTTTCTAACAGCACCTTGTTTTTCGGCCTCTTTAGTAATCTGTTTATTTGATTTATTAATTTCTTTATTAAGATCTCTTATCTGTTTCTTTGCTTCTTCAAGTTTTCTTATACCTTTTACAGCAATTTCAATATCTGCTCTAGTTGCCACGACTAAACAATAAAAGGTTACTTTATTCTAGCTTATCTCCTTCGTTTTGCTTTTTCAAATGCTTTCTCCTGTTCTTCATTCAAAATTAAAAAATATGCACTCCAACCTACCAATTCTTCCATAGTCATATTTCTTACCTCTACAAGACTTTTACCTAATTCTTTAGCNACACCAAACTGTAACATCATGAGATTATCTCTCTTCAGTTGGTCAGCTANTTCTTTGGGTCGGGTGCTTCCTCNTCTGAATTAATAACAGCAAGCATTAAACTTTGTAAATCACTATCTTTAACTTCATTTTTTAATACATCAATCTCTCCTGCATTAAAAAGTTTTCTGCCATTTTCATCTTGTGCCTTAGAAAGTAATAATTGCAAAGCAAAAGCATTAGCATCATCACTTTTAGCTTGTTTTTGTGCTCTTTCTCTTTCTGCCATTGTCAATGGACTTACATACATTTCAAAAATAGAACCATCAGACAATTCAACTTCTTTCTTTTTTGGTTCAAGATTTGCAGCTTTTCTAAGCCTATCTAGTGCAGATAAATTACTTACCATAAAAATAAAATAGTATACTATTATTCTAATGCAAAGCATAAAAAAACCCCAGATTATCTGAGGTTCGTTAAGTTATGCTAATTTAAGCTGTCTTAGATAAATCAAATGTAGGAGCAGCACTTGGTCTGAAGGCTATCTCTACAACTTGTCCATCATCTGGGTTNACGTTNAAACTTGCAGAAGTAAGAATAATATCTGCCAAAATTGATCTACTTGCGTTTTGATCTACGTTAGCACCACTCATCTGACGATCAATGTACAATCTTACCTT